TAGTTGCTGCCTTGCGAAAGCTGGGTGGCAAGCCACTTGGTTTCCAACTCACGAGGACACAACTCCTCTTGCACCTTCACACGCGCAACGCTGATGACGCGCTGGCTGAACGTGGTTGTGCCGTTGGCTGCCCACGAGCATGCTGTGGCGGATTGAAACACGGCGTCGGTGTCCATAAGGTTCAACGCCTCTTGATTTTTTACGCCCACGCGCTTCTGCATGAGCGACTGCGTTTTCGCGTCGAAAACGGCAGTGGTCAACAACGGGAGCTTATTCTGCTCAACGTAGTCGGTTAGTCCTCCGATTGAAAATGACATAGTTTATTTTTTTAGGGTTTTTAGGGTTTCATTCAATTCTGCAAGTCTGCTGGCGCGGCTCATCTTCACCGATTCCACAACAGCGTCACTTGCTCTTTTCTTGGGTGCAGCGGTCGGCATCTGCGCCAACGCTGACAACGCCGTGTCAATGGTGCTGAACCTTGCGGCGTTAGCTTCAACCTCGCCGCCCATCTTCGCCATCAGTTCCTCGACCTTGGCAGCCAAGGCAGCGATAGCCGCCTCCATGGCTTGCATCCTCTCCTCGTGCGGATCAGCAGGCATATCTTCGCCTTCGGGTGCTACTTCAATCTCCACCTCTTGCGCCTCAACAGCTTCCGGTGCAGCTGGTGCCGGTGCAGCGTCGCCAATCTCGACGATCTTGCCGCCTTCGGTCGTCACCACTCCAACTTCAGGGATTGAGTGCGCGCCATCGGGAGCAGGCAGCAGTCCTTCTTCAGTCACGACGTAGACCAACGTGCCAACGGCTAACTCGCCATCAACGCGGATCATCGTGCCATCCTCCAACTTGTAGTCGCTGAACGCCAACGGCGCAGCGGCTGGCGCTGGTGCAGCACTGAAGCTGCGCAGCACGCGGGTTAATTCTGAAATTCGATCTGATAGGTTCATAGTGTTAAATATCATTGGTTTTGATAGTATGCAAAAAACTCTCAAAGGCTTCGGCAAACTCCGCCATCGCCACCTCTATCTCCGTGTCCGTTGGCTGCATGCCGAAGTAGCCTTCAATTGAAAAGCCGGTGAACTGGTCGCGCTCCTCCCACACTTTGTCGTTCTCAACCTTGAACGATCCAAACCAGCTGCCATCCTTCGCATCCTCGTAGCCATTCGGTGGGTTGATGCCGCGCTCCCTGTCAATCAAGTAGCTTTCAAACATATAAACGCCATCAATGGCGGTGCTGTGTTCAGCGTTCACGTTGTGCTGGTTTCCCTGCTTGAAATACTTCTGCACCATCTTGCGGATGGTTTCTTTCTGAAATATTACGAAGTACTCGCCCCTCGTTTTGTCGCGGCGGATGATCGGAGTGTCGGCAAGCATCAACGGCCCTGTCAGCACGCGTTTCTCGCCGGTTTCGGTGAACCGCATCTTCTCTTTGCTGAAAGCCTGATATGGCAGCTCAATGGCAGGCGATTCAACGAGTGCGACGTAGCTGACGCCTTCGTCAACTTCGTCAATGGTCATCAGGTAAACTGGTAGTTCCATATCCTTAAATATCATCAGTTCCCTAACTGTGCAAATTGCCGGATCGTGCGCAGCCTGTTTTGTATCCCACTCACGTCGGATTCGACGACGTAGGCGCGTAGTGGCTGCCCTTGAGGCTGCCCGGTGTTCGGGTTGATAAGCTGGCTGTTCGGGTTGAGCGCGTTGCCCTGTGGCGCTGCCATGCCTCCACCTCCGCCGCCTGTGACAACCGTGCCGCCCCCGCCGCCTCCGCCTCCGCCAGTGATGCTGCTGACCTGCCCGATGCTCGTTGCTGCAATAGCCGCGATGCGTAGGCCAGCGTTAATCTTCGCCATCGTGCTAAGGCTTAGCGCCTGCGTCACGCCAGCAGCGCCAGCTGTCAAAGCGTTGGCAGGGTTCAGCGCTGCGTTGGCGTTGATGCCTGCCAGTTCTTTCTGCAGGTTGATGACAACTTGAGCTATTGCCATGCCTTTCTCCAACGCCAGCGCCGCCAACATCACGGCTTTGCTCTTGCCCCCAAGTGATCGCATAATCTCAACCACGCTACTCGATGCTGCGCTGTAGAACTGAACACGCGCCTCATTGTACGCCTTCTCGCGCTGCAAGTCATCCTGACGCATCTTTTCGCGCTCGGCGTATAGCTCATCTTCAATTTGTATCTGATAGTCCAGTTGCGCCCTTTGCGAGTCTAACTGCGCCTGATCCGCTGCATCCTGCTGCTCCTGGATTTTGGCAATACGTTCAGCACGGAGCTGCGTCAATAACAGGTTAGTCGCCTCCTCGTTGCCCTGAACCTTGGCGAGGCGCTCCTCGTAGCTGGCGTCAATCTGCTCCAGCTCGCGTGCGTTGGCAGATAGGCTATTTTCTAACAACACCTGCCTGCTGTCGGCAATGATGCCGTCAATTTCCCTCTGCTTGGCGGCGGCAGCTTCCCGCTCCTGCTCCTGTTTTCGCCTGCGCTCTTCGGCGGCCTTGTCGCGCTCTTGCTGCTTCTTCTCCGCCTCTTTTGCGGCAGCGTCCTGCTTTTCTAACTCCGTCTTTTTAATATAGCTTTCATACTGCGCTCGCAAGAGGTTATGCTGATGGCGTGCCTCGGCCATCTCCTCTTCATTTTTCGCATTTTGCAACCGCTTCCTGCTGATGTCAAACTCCATCGCGAAGACCTCGGCTTCGGTAGCGCCGCGCTCCTTGGCAATTTCAGCGGCACGCTCCATCGACTGAATCTGACCGTCAAGGTTCTCCTTCACCTTAATGCCCAAAAATCCCTTGACCGCCGCCGTCAGTTTGTCGAAGTTGGCAATCAGCAAGCCAATGGCTACCACCGCCGCGCCGATGCCTGTTGCTACAAGCGCCAAGCGGAACGCCTTCATCGCCCCTGTGCTGGTGCCCACTGCCAGCGCATAGGCACGCTGCGCCGCCGCGTTCAGGTTGACCATAAGCGCGGAGTCCTTGTTCAGCGCGTTAGCAACAGCCGTAGCACCATTGACCAATGCCAGCGCCGCCTGCACCTTCATCATCGCCTTCTGAACATCCTCGCTCTCCTCGCCGAACAGCGCCGCTGCACCCTGCGCAACAGCGAAGCCGCCTGCGATGCCTTGGATTGCAGAGGTGAACGTGTCCAGCGTCCGTGTGTCCGATGCCAGCGCCTTGACCTGTGCGCTTGTGTCGCCGATAGCGTCCTTCAGCGATCCGGCTTCGGCAGCCATCCGCCGGAACTGGTCGGTGTTCTTCTGCCCCGCCGTTTCGAGGTCAAGCATCTGCTTTTGCAGGTCGCGGAGGCGCGCCTTCGCCGATTGCGTCGCCTTCTGTGTATCGTCCTCCGCCCTGACCTTAACGGTGATCTCTTTGTCTACTTCTGCCATAGTTTAGATTGTTGGGTCTGCTGGGAATGCTGGGGTATCATATGTCTTGCCGAAATTCGTGTCAAGCATCGTCACAGGTGCGTAGATGCTGGCGTTGATCTCGCCGTCAGTCTTGGCCGTTGGGTCATCGCTAAACGTCGGGTCAAGTGTCGTTGGCACAAACACGTCAATAGGCAGTACCCTGCGAAGCGTCACCCTGCATAGCTTTGACTGGCCAACGGTGTAGTCCTTAATCTCCAACAGCCGCCAGTTTATGCCCTTCCAATAAATCAACTTGCGGAAGTCAAGCGTCGCTATGTCGGTAGATGTCAATAGCATCGTACACTCAACGGTCATCGCCTGCTTGCTGGTCAATTCAAAAATGTAGCCGTTCCAAAAGTTGTTGAATAGGTTGTTGTTGTTGTAGCTCATCGGGTTGCCGCTGACGTCGTATGTTCGGTAGAAGATACGCCGCGGTATGCCAAACGACAGGTCGAAGTTGCCGCTCGCACTGGTGTCGTAGGGGTTCTGCAAGTGCGTCGCTAAACTGATAGCCGACACAACGCTGATCACACTGGAGGCAACGCTGTTGCTGTACAGCTGCCCAAAGTAAATCATAAACGTCGGGTCAAATCCTGTGTTGTTCGGCTGAACATAGCCGCTATGTAGCGCCAACCGATAGCCCAGCTGCAAGCTGCGCGGGTTGCCGTTGCCATCCGTGTCGAAGCCTCGCCCGGCGATGAGGTTCGTTGTGTACTGCGCCGGGATCAGCGTCTTAGCCTTCAAGTCAATGACCTGATCTCCGCTCCTGTTGTAGTTGTCGCTGTCGTAAATCCGCGAGCCGTAGCCTTCCTTGAACTCACTCTGATACAGCTTGCCAAGTGCATCGCCTCCATCGGCGTACTTAAATACGTAGCGCTTCTTGCTGCTGGGGTCACCCATCAGCACGGTCATCTCCGCGTTTTCATCCGACTTCTGCGACCAGTCCAAAACACTACTGGCATAGAATGACGTGAACGGCTCAATGTAGATGAGCTTCGGGTCTTGCGGCGACTGGTAGAAGTACAGGTTGAACATCTTCTGCAAGTCCTGCAAGAAGTCAATCTGCCTCACATCCATTGGCAACCCCTTCTGCATGCTGATGGTGTTGAAGCGCCCCATCGTCGTGCCTCTGATGGTTAGCTTGCGGTTTGTTATATTCACGGCCTGCGAAGACCGAAAGGCCTTTAAGTAGAAGCTCTGTTGCGGTTGCAGGTAAAGATGCCCGCGCATACCAAACGATTCAGTGCCTCCAGTGTAAATGCGACCTTGCTGAATGACCAGTCCTGCAGGGTTTTGGAACAGAACTTGGATTGTAACCTGACCGATTGTATTAACCGATCCACTGGTGTTGAAGGCGAAATCAAACTCAATGCCATGCGCGACAGTGTCGTCGTTGCGGAAGTAGGTGTCCGCACTGACAACGATGCCGCTGGATAAAGTGAACGGCGCAGTGTTGTTGGTCGGGAAGGTTACGTTTGTTCCGCCGGTGGCAACTGTCAAAGTCGTACTCCCGCTTACGTTGCCGCTGATGTCGCTGTTAGCTGTCAGCACCCAGTCATTCGCCCAAGGCACGACCAGCTTGCTGAATACGTTGCCGCTGCTGGATAGAAAGTTCGATTCGTAGCGGTATCCATGCTGTGCGAAGATTTTGTCGACCAGCATCTTGGCAAAGTAACAAGGCCGCCATTGATAGATCGGCACAAGGTTAGGCGCAATGTAGCCGTACAGGTTCAGGATAGGCGCAAGCGTCCCTGTCGGCACTGTGCCATTGACGTCGGCGTTACCCTCCGCGTCGATGTAGGCATAGCAGTAGCCACTGGTCGCGCTGTTGGCGTTTCCGGCGACGATGACGTCAAGGTTGTTGAACTCATGGTCGTAGGTGTCGACGCCTGCCGTTGACGCAAGCAGCGTTTCACCCATGACGCTGAACAGGCTGACGCTCTCTCCGTAGATGCTGATTTCGTAGGTCGGCACTCCCCGCGTGACCCTCATCGCCATAAGCTGCATCGATCCGCTGAATATCTGCACGCCGTCACTCCACACCGCGCAGTCGATGCGCTTGTTAGGAGTGAAGCCACCGACGAAGCTCTGCACGTTGTAAGCGTGTCTGAAGGCGTTGTCGTTGCGCGTGGTGCTTGGCAGCGTGATCGTCTTCGAGTACGTTCCGCTGCGGCGCGTGATGTCCTGAGCGTCTTGAATCGTGTACGTCAACTCAATGTCGAAGTCCTCCATCAGATCGAGGTCGACACCTGATGCCAGCTTGCTATCGGCGTCCGGGTAGCATACAAACTTTATGTTCATAGAGCCGTGTTTTCGTAGCCAACCTGAACGTCAACGCTGATCTGCTGGAGCTTGTCAACAACGCGCTTGCGGATGTTGTAGGTGTCCGTCTTGACTACCACTGGAACGAGCTGCGTGCCAAGCTGAATCCAGCACTCCGGTGAGTAGATCATCTCTTGCAGCCAAGAGAACTCCGCATCGGTGAGCCAGTCGCTGTTCAGCGTGTAGGTGTCGCGGTAGGTCACCGACCACTGCTTGTCGTAGACATCATCGCCGTAGACGCTGGCGTTGTAGCCGTAGGTCTTGCGATCCACATCGACGCGCTGCCTGTTCATCCGGGTAAAGGTGTAGCCGTCAACACCGCCGTACATGTTGCGGAAGAAAACACGCAGGTCGTTGTATCGTTGGCAGTTGTCGATGACGTAGGTGTATGCAGCGGTTCGGCTGAACGCGCTCGTATTCGTGCCTGCCGTGTTGAAAGTGACCAAGACCGCAATCTTGCCGCCATTGGCCGGGAAGTTAACGCTACCGGCACTGCCATCAGAACACTGCGAAGACGTGAGGTTATACACCCCATAAGGCCCAGCGTTTATGATGTTGCTGATTGCCGAAACGCTTCCAGTTACGAGAAAGGCTTCACGCTGTGCGCCATCGTCGTATCTGACGCGCAGCGCGATGCCCGACACATTGGAAAGTACGCCGATGAAGTCGCTCTCACTTGACGCGAGCGTTGAAGTCACTGGCCTGTTGCTGAACACCTTAATCGCTGGCGTATCACCCGACACCGTCGCAGCAATGTACGCGCTCGGCGAGTAGGCCGCGTAGTCCTGCTGGCGAAACGCCGCCTGCCACGCGATCAGCGACGCGGATGCTGTGCCGCCTGTCGCCACCGTCGGAGGCGAGCCAAACTCCTCGCGGAAGGTCAGGTTCGTGTTGACAGCATAGCCGCCATCCTGCCAGCCGCTGGTCAGCTGCGGTATCTTCGGCGCAATCAGCGTTTCCACGACCTTACTCACCCCGAAGAAGCCGTTGCTCGTCGTCGGCAGCTTGTCGCACTTCAAGCGCGCAGACGAAAGCGATCCCGACACGTCGCAGACATAGCGGAAGTTGGCGGAGGCGGTGTTGTTGCTCGACACGACCACCACGTCGCTGTTGCCGACAGGAAGCAGCGATGGAAGCGCGGATATAACTGTTATGCTCATACGTTGATTGAGATTGATATTTCTTTGCCGACCACCTGCGCGATGCTGCTGACCAGTTCGTCCATCTTGGCATCAGTTAGCACCGGGTTGAGGAACGGCCGCCCCTTGATGCCTCTGCGTTTTATTGACTTGGCGATGTTGTAAGCCGCCGCGTCGATCTCTTCAGCAGGGATGCCGAGTGCTTTGTCTATCGCCCACTTGCGGATCGCTGCGACGTGCACTGCACTTGGGTAGATGCTCCGAAAGCTGAACGGCGCGCCTCTGTTGACGCGCACCCCATTAACACCATACTCCACGAACTTCCAGTACGACGCCATCTCCATCGCTACCTGCGCGACCTTCTGTTCGACAGGCAACTCTGCGAAGCCTACCGACTGACGCAGGTTGAGCGTCGCCTTAGCATCAACGCGTTCGATGCCTTCAACCGTCAGCTTGATAACGTCAGCCATCCAGCGAATTAGCGCAGCGTTCACGTCAGGAGATCGCGACAGGCTGAACTCCTTGGTGACATCAGTACCGACGCCCAGTACGTCGCCCTCTATCTCCGTTGTAAACTTCATGCAGGTAAATATCGCAGCGCGAAAATCTATGCACTACGGCATCGCCTTCATCAGCAGCAGCGCGTTCATGAACTCCCGCGCCGGCATGTTGAAGACCTGATCCATGCGCAGCGGATCTTTTCCGGCCATGCGGTAGACCACACCCACCCAGCCGTAGTTCGGCTTTTTTAACCCTT